ACTTGCGCCTCGTCAGTATTTCCGGTGACGTGTGCCTAATCGGTTTGCATCTGGTAAATGGGCAATCGCCCAGTGCGACCGTTGTAACTTCCGCTATAAGCTGAAGGAACTCAAGCGGCTCGTCATTAAGACCAAGAACGTCAACATTCTGGTGTGCCCTACGTGTTGGGAACCTGACCAGCCGCAGCTTCAGTTGGGTATGTATCCTGTGGACGACCCACAAGCTCTGCGTAACCCACGCCCCGACAACAGCTACTACCAATCAGGCCTCAACCCGAACAATAACCCGAGTGATGGTAGCCGTATAATTCAGTGGGGGTGGAACCCTGTCGGGTTAGATAATCCTTTGGGTTTATTTGGTCTCCCAAATACGCTATTAGGTAGTGGTCAAGTAGGGACCGTAACAATCGAGACGGAGAATTAAAATGGCTAAAGGTGGCAAGACAAATACGCAGATGCTAAAAATGGGCCGTAATCTGGCGAAGATTGCGAACCAGAAGAGCGGTAGCAAGCCCAAGAAAGACATGGGAAAGGTCAATAAAAATGGCTGAATATAAGCAACCCAAGCAGGTGCCGATTGTGAAGAACAATTCAGGTTACCCTAACAACATTGCTAACACTCAGACTGTGAAGACTCGCGGTACGGGTGCGGCAACTAAGGGCACGCATAGCAGCAAGAAGTTGGCATAATGAACTACGCGCAACTGTTCGAGACAATCAAAGGGTACGTCGAAAACGACTTCCCCAACACCTCGTGGACCGGCTCTGACGGCTCTAGCACGGTGACGTTGACGTCTACCGAACAGATTAACACGTTCATCGAACAGGCTGAGCAGCGCATCTTTAACACGGTGCAGCTGCTTGACTTGCGTAAGAACGTGACGGGTAACATGACGTCAGGCAACAAGTACCTTTCGGTGCCTTCAGACTGGCTGGCTAACTTCTCTATGGCGGTTATCGACGACACAGGGCGTTATGAGTATTTGCTCAACAAGGACGTCAGCTTCATCCGGCAGTCGTTCCCGAACCCAGACGACGAAGGTATACCCACGCATTACGCGTACTTTGACGAGAACTCGTACATCTTAGGGCCGACGCCAGACGCTAACTATGCAGTCGAACTGCACTACTTCTACTACCCAGAGTCCATCGTAACTGCCGGGACGTCGTGGCTGGGGGATAACTTCGATAGCGCGCTGCTTTATGGTGCGTTGATTGAAGCATATGTCTTTATGAAGGGTGAGCAGGACGTCAACGCTGAGTATCAGAAACGGTACGACAGCGCGATGGGTATGCTCAAACAGCTTGGTGAAGGTAAGAACCGTCAGGATATGTACCGGACGCCGCAAGCACGATATCCGGTCCAGTAGGAGATATAGATGTTCGACCCCGTTTCAGGCACTATTGGCAACGTCATGGTTATGGCTACCCAAGGTCGTGGTTCCACGCCGGAAGAAGTTGCCGAGCGTGCGCTGGATAAAATTATCTATGTCGGCAGCAACGCACATCCTGCTATTCGGGACCAAGCTGAAGCCTTCAAAGACAGCATCCGTGGGGTGTTAGTGCACTATATGCACGAAGCTGTGCGGTCGCATAACGTAACTCTGGTGAACAAATTTAAACAGGCGGGGTATCCAGAGCTTACCTCGATACTTGATACATAAGGAGGCCTTAAGATGGCAATTACCCAAGCAATGTCCACGTCGTTTAAGGCCGAGCTTATGCTGGCTGTGCACGACTTCCGCGTAGGCGGCGATACCTTTAAGCTGGCGATGTATACTTCGTCGGCTACGATTGACGCCAACACCACCGCATACACTGCGTCTAACGAAGTAACAGGTACAAACTACACCGCTGGCGGTGGTACACTGACTAATCTTGGTGTTGTCACGTCGAACAACAGTGCGTCCACAGGTACAGGTTTCACAGACTTCTCTGACTTGACCTTTGCAAACTCGTCCATCACGGCTCGTGGTGCGTTGATTTATAACACAACGCCTTCAGCTAACTCGAACGCGAACACCACGCTGACGAACGCTGCGGTAGCTACGTTGGATTTTGGTTCGGATAAGACTTCGACAGACGGTGACTTCACCATCATCTTCCCAACAGCTACTAATACGACTGCAATCATCCGCATCGTATAAGGAAAACTAATGCCTTTAAATGTTGCTGACCGCGTACGCGATACTACCACTACCACTGGTACAGGTACGATAACGCTCAGTGGTACCTCACCTACGGGGTACCAGACCTTTAGTGCGGTCGGCAACGGTAACACCACATACTACACCATTAACGCTGGTGCACAGTGGGAAGTCGGCATCGGTACATACTCAGGTGCTGGCCCCACGCTTTCGCGTGACACTGTGCTTGCGTCCAGCAATAGCGGTTCGCTCGTTAACTTCTCTGCGGGCACTAAAGATGTGTTCTGTGACTACCCAGCCAGCAAGTCTATCTCGGACGGCTTCGGCCTTCTCCCCCCTGCTAATGGTGGCACGGGCCTCTCTAGCCCCGGCACGGCAGGTAACGTCCTAACTAGTAACGGCACGGCGTGGACATCCTCTGCACCAGCGGCGGCGGGTGTCACTATTGGGCAAAGTATCGTATTAAGCATGGTTTTTGGATTGTAAGGAAGCAACATGGCTAACCCAAATCTCGCAGGCGTCACCGCCATTTATGGCAACAACTCTAGTACTGCACTGTCCTCGACCAGCGCGACTTCTATTGTCAGCAACGCCGCGTCCAGTGGCAAGGTGTTTAAGATTAACACTATTATGGTTGCCAACGTAGACGGCACATCAGCTGCTGACATCACAATCAATAAGTATAGCGCAGCGGCTCTGGGCGGCACGGCGTTCCCGATTGCCTCAACAATCTCGGTGCCTGCTGACGCTACGTTAATCGTAGTTGACAAGACAACGTCGTTCTACCTCAAGGAAAACGAAAGCATCGGCGCAACGGCTGCGGTAGCTAACGACCTTGTAGTCACCTGTTCGTGGGAAGAACTCAACTCGTAAGGACGTTGGATGTTTAGGCGTTATCCTCGCGGCATCATTACAGCTAGTTTGCTTACGGGCACTTCGGGTGTCTACGACATAAGCGAAAGCCTCCAAGCCCCTCGGACTTATAGCGCCGACCTACTTATAATTGCGGGTGGTGGTAGTGGTGGCGGTGGCCCGCAAGGCGGCGGTGGCGGCGCTGGCGGGTATCTTACCTTTTCGGCGCAATCGTTTACGCCGGGTGATGTAAAGACCGTCACTGTCGGCGCAGGCGGCGCAAATGGAACAGGCGTTGGAAACAACGGGGTTAATTCGTCAGTAACGGGCCTAACCGCAGCAGTGGGGGGCGGTGCTGGTGGCCGAAACGGACTTGCTGGTGCAGCGGGTGGTTCTGGCGGCGGGGCTGGGTCTAACTACCCAAGTACCAATCTTGCAGGCGGCACCGCCACATCAGGTCAAGGCAATAATGGGGGCACCACAACAGATAGTGCTAATTACTACCAATCCGGCGGTGGCGGTGGCGCTGGTGCTGTTGGTGGTAATGGTTCAACTACGGTAGCTGGGGTTGGCGGTAACGGCCTTGCCTCATCCATTACAGGAACATCAGTCACACGCGCAGGTGGTGGTGGAGGCGGGAATATCTACGGCGCAGGTGGCGCTGGTGGTACAGGCGGCGGCGGTGCTGGAGGCTCTACGGGGGGCGCAGGAACCGCAAATACTGGTGGCGGCGGTGGCGGCGCTAGTAACGGTGGAAATACCTTCGGCGCTGGCGGCTCCGGCGTTGTTATAATCTCTGTGCCGACGGCCAACTATAGCGGCGTAACCACAGGTTCGCCAACGGTTACAACCAGCGGCTCCAACACAATCCTAACTTTCACTTCATCGGGAAGCTACACGGCATGAGCCATTTTGCAAAAGTCATCGACGGCATCGTCACCGAGGTTCTGGTCATCGAGCAGGACGTTATCGACACGGGTATGTTCGGCGATCCTGCGCTCTGGGTGCAGACATCATACAACACCTATGGCGGTCAACACCCCGAAGGGCGTCCGCTGCGTAAGAATTATGCAGGTATCGGCTACGCCTACGACGTGGTGCGCGATGCGTTTATCGCGCCGCAACCATTCGCGTCGTGGACGCTGAACGAAGATACGTGCCTTTGGGACGCGCCTGTAGCCTACCCAGATGACGGCAAGTCATACGCGTGGGACGAAGACACCCCCC